TTAAATCCCTCTTTTTCTAGTGCCAAGATACAAGTACCTGGAAACAATTTGCAGGAGCCCTGACTGGGCTTCTTGGCAAGTATAAATGTATTGTTCGGATGCTTAATATGGAATGCAATTTGATGTGGCGAGAACCGAATTTTGTTACCGAATGTTACCTTTAGTTCAACAGTGAAAAACTTGCTATAATTATTATAACCCAATAGATCGGGAGTACCAAGTACGCTAGTATTTTCAAGTCTAGTCCACGAAATTTGTGGTGTAATTCTTTTAAGCTCATGCCATAATTTTGTTTCAGGTTTCATCAAAATAATGACGGTAACAGAAGGTTACACAATTAGCTTTGGTTTACCCATTTTGGCTACTTCATCATGTGTTGAAATCACTATTCGATGTGTTTCTCTAGCACCAAAAATTTTATTTTCAACTAAATTCACACTCATGACATCATAATATCTTCCGTCTGGTGTTCGGACTTGAACACGTGCATCCTGGGCCACACTACTACCTTTTTTTGGACCTACGAATCTTTCGAAGATCATAATTAAATCTCTACCTTTTAGCATTGCTCTCCATTTCTTTTATTCTATCTGTCAATATAGCTACATCATAAGATAATAATGTATTATCTCTTTTTAATTCTATAATTTCTTTTTTTAAATCCTCAATTATCTTAGTTAAATCAAGGTTTCCTCTGTCATCTTTCATATGTTGATTTATAGGATATAATGGTTATAATGTCAATATTGTGGTGAATAGAATAGGAATCAATTGGTATGCAAGACTCCAAAACAGGATATCAGAATTGGAGCATAAATTAGAGGATGTGCACGCATGGAATAAAGTGCTAGTACGTAAGGTAAGACAATATGAACGAATTAGAAAAGAAAAAACCGGGACTACCAGCAAGACTGACTCCGATGCAAAGAAAATTTGCGGAAATCCTAGTATTCAACGAAGGCCATAAGTTTGCATATGAATGTGCAAAGGAAGCGGGCTATGAAGGAGACAACGCAACACTTCGTAAGAAAGCTAGTGAACTTCAAAATCCAAAATACTATCCATTAGTAGTTAAACATATAGGAGAACTACGTGAAGAGAACTACAAGAAGCACAACATATCTTTTGGTGGTCACTTAACAGAACTAGCTAAAATCAGAGATGAAGCAATTAAATCTAAATCCTTTTCTGCTGCAACCAATGCAGAGAAAGCTAGAGGAACTGTAGGTGGTTTATATATTGAACAAAAAATTATTAGAACTGGTAAGATAGAAGACTTATCTGAAGAAGAATTAAACAAAAGAATCTCTACAATTAGAGATGATCACGCTTTATTAATGGAAAAAACTGAAACTAAGAAAGATACTAAAGATAAGAAACCAAAACCTATACTATCTTAGTCATCTTAACAACCCACGACGTAGGTATCATAGTACGATCACCAAATGTAATCTCATTCGTTGTTGGATCTTTATCATAAGAAGCAAATATTTTTACTGAATCTTTATCCTTTGAGAATACCCAACCTTCATTAACTGGTTTAGCTAATTTCATTTTAGTAAACTCTCGATCATCAGCCCAGCCAGAATCACTAAACGCATCCACCCATTCAATCCTGTACTTTGAATACGGGATATCGTTCGGTTGACTCGGCACGACTTGTTTTCTTAGTCTTGGTTTTCTTCTCTTTGGTTTTCTTTTGTTTGCCATAAAAATAATCTGGGTTGTGTTTTTCATTGAACTCATCCATCCAGGGTGATGGACCACTCCAATTTTTATTTCTTCCTATCATACTCTACCCTATACCTTTTTTAAAATATTTTTTCCACTTTTGGTGACCCAAAAGTCCCGCGCGGCCCCTAGTAGAAAATAAGTGGTCTATACCAATGCTTATTTAAGCATAAATTGTCACACCTTCTAAAACCATTGGTATTCCTTGCTGATCACGAAATCACGAGATCACGTGTAAATTAAAAGTGCTGTTTTAGTAATTTCATACTTTTGAAAAAGGTATAGATTCGTGATCAACCGCATAAAACCTCACTTTTCATTTTTCCCAGTCCCTTGTCGCCAGACACTTGTGGCAAGATTTAGGCACCTTGACTGTGACATATATGTCACACTTACTAATTTGTAATATCTTGTAGCAACATCAACTTGTTCTGATTCACCATCACTCGGCCCAATTGTTGTTCAATCTTAATAACAAGACCTTCTAATTGTTTCTCAGGTACACCGTTAGTCTCTGTCGCAAGTAGCACCTTTAATAGGTCCTCATCTGCTTTCATAGTTTGTAGAATCTTTCTACTAACTGCTTTTACTGTCTCTTTGTTCATAGTATTTATCAACCCTTTCTAAAAATTGATGTTGGTATTTAATAAACTCTTTTCCTTTCACTTGAAATTTTTGAAAAAAGTTATCAGGAGTACACATCAGTATAACTCCTTGCGTAATCTCTGACTGATGAACCTGGTTATGAGCCATAGCATAAGCACCCAGCTGCATAAAATAGTCATCAATCCACTCACGTCGTTTAGGTTTATTACTTTGCTTGAAATCGATTATACTATCTTCATAGTCATAGATCCCAGCAAGGTCTGTCGCTCCCGCGTACAAACCGGGGTAGTAAACAACCACTTCACTTCCCCAAATTTCTTGTAAATCATTGAATCCTTTATCTATTATCGTGTCTGCCATTTGCTTTGCAACACGTCCTTCTGGCCGTAAGTCTAAATAGCCTTCTCCTAAAATATGTTTTTCTAAATGCGTATGCATGTCAGTTCCGCGCGCGGCTGCTTGTTCCTTGATCCTTGTCGCTTGCTCCATGCCCACCTTCGCTTGCCACTTGGCAATTGAATCTTTCTTCTCTTGTGGTTGAGTCGCTGACAAGATTGTAGTCACACTAGGTAATTTCTCAGTACCTACGTCATAAGTTCTTAAGCCATCTGTCGTACTACGAGTCGATGGCGGATAGTGATATAGTTTATTCCACTTCATATTTTTTTCTTTAGCTCCTTAATATAATCTTCTTCTTCCTTACGATTATTTTCTCGAACAATCGCAGCTTGTTTTCTAAAAGCCCAGGCACTTAACTGACCGGACCAACCCATTAACCATATGTAAAATTTTAATTTCATTTTATCTCCTGTCTATATTCATGTAGACTAACTACATTATCACTTTTTAAATACTCTGGCTCATAGTGATCAATCACTTGTTCCAGTTTATGCATTTTTACTTTAGCATGTGGCCATAGTAATCTACATATAGAATAGCAATCTCTAAAAGTACATCGCCAACGCCACTGTGTTTTAAATTTACCACCAGATTTAGTTTTACCTTTTATATCACGTCTAATCACAGTTCCAACTCCAAGTATCTCGTGCACCCATCGAATAACCATTTCATCAGTCATTGCTATCTCCATACTAATACGCATGGAATTAGACATTCGATAGCCAGGTTTACCTTTATGTTTCTTTTTTTTCTCTGGAGCTCTTTTAATATGAAGACTCCCTTCCCCATCAAATAAGCCAGCAATATAGCCAATATCTGCAATACTAATTGTCATAATCTATACAAAGTTTCCCTTCCATATGGTCTAGTTCATGTTGAATCACTTGTGCATGCAAATCATAAAAAGTTTTTTCATGTTCTTCTTCATGCTTACACCAGTAATTTACTTTCATTCTTAGATGTCTTTTAACATCTGCAAATTTTCCTGGAGCAGATAAACATCCTTCATTCATTGTCATAGTTTCTTCTGATTCTTTCTTTACAATTGGATTAATCATTGTAATTGGATTGGCTCTTGATGGACTTATATCAAGAACACAAATTCTTTTAGGCACTCCTACTTGTATTGCAGCGAGTCCTACACCATTCTCTTTATACATTGTAAGAGACATATCTTCTATCAGTTCTCTATCTTCCTCACTTAAAGGAAGCATAACAATCTCTGATTTCTGTCGTAAGATTGGATCTGGGTATTTTAATATCTTCATTTTATTTCTTCTTTATTCCACATTATTAGTAAACCTATAATAAGTGCATAAATACCTATTATAATTAACATACATGTTATCATATAAACCCCTACAATTTCCGTGCACGTACTCTTGTAGGAGCAAAGGCTCCGAGGCTACCCCGGTAATTGCCGAGGTCATTGCTTGACGTACAGGGAATAGCGCGAGGCATGATATGGACGCCGGTCCTTTTCAATCTTTTAAAATAACCATTAGTCTGTCTTAAATCTTTATCTTGATTATACTCTTCTGCTTGTTTTAAGCAGTCAATACATTCATCATAGTATCCATTTTTAAACAACCATCCTGCATGTAATGACAAAATTTTGTTTTTCATTTTTTTATTTATAATACCAACCATTTTATTTGCATATACATCCGTAAAAGTCACCACTTCCATCTTTCATTACATGAACATTAACAGGATGTTCCCAGTAAGTTGTTAAATGTAATCTCAATATATCACAGAGATCAAAACAATCTACATCAGCCATCAGTTCAATTCCTGTCATCATTTCTTTCGTTACTTCGACTAGATGATACAGTCCGTCGTTCAATAATATTAAGTCCATCGTTAAATCTCCTTATCAATCTATACCATTCATCCTTATATTTAGGATCTTTAGTTTTGTTCCACATATTTGCGGCGTCATCAATCTTCTTTTGCATCATATCTTCTAGTACCCCATTTAACTATTTTTTTAATTCCTGGAGCATGTAATTCTAAATTGGCATAAGGTTTCCATGCACGTTTTATAATATTTAATTCTAATAATAAAATATTCCATTGTTTAGGAGAAATATTATCAGAGGTTATAGTTACTTTCTTCATTTCTTTCCTTTTATTATTTGATTAGCTATTGTTGTCCACGGGTTAAAGTCTACTTTACTGCAACCTGTGCATACCATCAGCATCAATAATAATACTATCCAATTTACTTTCATCTAATTCACCTTGTGAATTGCATACATTACATTGAGCCACTACTTCTTCTCTAGCTAAATGGTAGGGAACTTTTATATAGCCGTTCCCATTACAGCTTGGGCAAATTACTTTTTTACCCTTTTTGTCCTTTTCCATTAGATTTGCCTTTCGTTGCTTTCTTAATTTCTTTTTCTACTAAATATTCGATAGTTTTTGATAGTGATAAAGGCACATCAAATATTGCTTTACTTAAAGTTCCTACGTCCGTATAAGTTTTTAAGGACAAAGAAACGTTTTTAAACTTAGTTATGTCTGTCATAATTATATTTCCTTCTGTTGTTTATTAAGGCTAATATAATATATGGGATAATATAGTCAAGGGGAAAATGAAAATAATTTTAACTTTATTTATGTGCTCAATTAGTGCGGGAGAATGCTTGCCGCCGTATAAATGGCCTGAGAATTTTAAAGATTCATATGATTGTATGCACTTTGGATATAAAGAATCACAAAGAAAAATGGAAGAAATTGGTCGCGTAGAAGTTAATAAACACGGGATTTATATACGATTTGTATGTACTCCAATTACTGAAACTTGACAATAATGCAACACATGTTGTATATATGTCACATATTCACACCTTCTTCTTTCTAGCGTCTTTATTCTTAAGGCGCTAGAAGTTATTTTCCTTGACCGTTGTATTTCTTAAACGACCTACGCTTGTGCTTATTCATTTTTGCTTTACTAGGATTACGTCCAATCGACGTTTTGTGAAAGATAGGTTCGTGTGAAACCTTAGCATATAATCCTTTAGCTTTTTTAGCCATCGTTATCTACTTTCATTGCGTAAGTAAATTTGTCTTTATCTACAATGTGTGGAATGTAACTTATTTTTCCATTAACTTTTTGTTCAACATCGTGTCCGCATGTCATACATCTATAGATATTTCCATTCCATAAACAAACTAACACTGTAGATAGACTACAATGTGGACAAGTACCGTTTACTATTTCCGCGTTAATTTTAAGATTAGCGCCGACACCAGATTTTTTAGATGTGTCATCGGGCTTACTATTGTTTTTATTATTTTTTTTGAATATTTCATTAAATCTCCTTCTATATAAATCAGTAGACACTCTGGATTTACCATCCCACTGTCTACCTTTTTTATTTTTAGTCATTAATATAAATCTTTCCAGTCAGTATTCTTTATTTCAGAATTATCTAAATGTGGCTGAGTGATTTTATCTTTAGCATCTACTTGTACTTCAGTAGTTTTTTGTTCTACATCATGGTCCACATGGCCTATAAAAAAAGATTTTAATTGTTCTTTTTTATTAGAAGGTCTAGGAACTATGACTGTTCTCGTTATGTCTATCGGTTTTACCATGTTTCTTCCTATTGTATACTTTCTTGGACTGTACCACACGCGGTTGATAACGTCCATCACTTAATTGTTGAGCTGCCTTGTTTCTTGGTTTGTTTTTCTTAAGAAAAAAAGCGTACGCTTTTTTATTCATTACTTTAATATTAATTTAACAATACTTTTTTCACCCAGATATATCTCTGTCTCAGCCAATGACTTAATGCATTGATACTGTATGTGGCTTTTAGATTCACGTTCGGCCACCCTCTTACCCTTCAGGCAGGCAGACATTGAAGGTTGTATTCTGTGTTCCTTGATTTCCTGGTTGACTATCATCAACAGCGCTATTACAATCTCTTCCATTTTTTCAGTTACTCCCGTTTCCGTTTTTATAATGTATTTCTCTATTAGAATCCTTAAGCTCTTCAATATCTTCTAAAGCTTTTTCTAATTGTTTTGTTAAGAATTCTATATTAACTTTATTATGCATACCAGACTCTTGTTGTATCTGTAATTTTTCTACTTGCTTATATAATTCCTCGATAAGCATAAATTGTTCTGAATCGGCCGGAAGACTTCCTAAAGTACCCCGAGGCCACCCTATTCTAAAAGCTGTGTTTTCAACTAAATCTTTTTGCATTAATTCTACTTGAGTGGAAAGTCTGTTTTGAGTTTCAATAATACCAAAGTAAGCCCAGGTTCCAATTGCAACCATCATTATCAACGAGGCTACCGTTTTCATAGGCATTTGTACTGCTGCTTCTTCTGATATTTTTAATGGTTTACTCATCTAATTTTGGTTTTGGTTTTGGTAGTATATAATCTTTTGGAGGCATTTTCAATGTTGTGTTATCCATAGTTTTAGCGTCTGGATTAGATTCTAAGTAA